TAATTTTTAAATATATTTATTGTTCTTTGTGAGTTGTATACCCTTCTCATATTACCAAAATTTTACTTCAATTTTCTCAAATATTACTAATATACACATTATAAGGCACTTTTTAAAAAAGCGCGGCAAAAATATTTGTGATCATTTGCACTTAAAGTTAATCTATATATTTACTACAAAATGGATTTTTATATGTACAGATTAAGTTGCAATGGTTGGTTAAGTAATTACAGCGACATTAAACATATAGTAGTTTCAAAAAATACTCAAGAAAAAGAAGTGATTTCACGTGCCAAAGAAATTTCAGAAAATCACAATAGCGGAGGTGTTTGTGATATTCAACTTTTACAAAAGTATCACATGACTATCGAGCCAAAAAAAAGTTATCCAGCATTAACAGGACTTACTTTTCACGGATCATCCATATCGGCCGTATCGATAGAAGAAGAAAAAGGTACTTTTTTAAAATGATAATGATGAATTGTTAAATATTATTTATTAGTTTTTGAGAGGTTGGCTATCGATATGGTTTCGTAAATTTCTTACAACTTCAATTACTTGGTTATATCGATCAATCATATCATTTGACATCCCTCTAATCGATTCTCGATGTCTACAAGTCGCGCGAATAATCCATATTTTACCATCACTTGGAGCCGGACCGTGTCCTGGAGGAAATAGATCTAGTTTTGTATCCTTGTACTTGTATCCCATTGTAGTCAGTTGCGTCTTGCCAACATAACTTCTTACCAATGCTTCATCTAATGGTAAGTCGAAAGTATATTCAGTCTTGCCCTTCTTATTAGTTTTTCCATGCTTGGGACATTTGCAAATTGAGTGAGAATTCATTGATAATTGAATTCTAGTTTAAGATTATATAGTATCCTTTTCTATAATAAAATTTGGTTCAATTTTTTATTTGTTTTATTTTTGATCGGGTATCATCCTCTATAAAATGTTTTGCCAAATTCCAAATATTAGAAAACAATACGGATTCTGAATAAATATACATCATTTCCAAGGTGTCCTCAAATCTATTGCTTAATGTGCTAATCATTTTTTTTGTGAATGAAAGAGAAAAATTTTTGAAAGTGCATGAATTTAGATAAATATGAACATATACGGTAGTTTCGTTATTTTTTCTAGATATTTCCAACGACTCCTCTATAACTGAAATGATATGTGTTATAAATAATTCTTTGTTTTGCTTGGATATTTTTCCTGGAAAAATATCCTTTATTATAAAAATAGAATTCCCGTATCCATTTTTTTCAATACTATAAGCATTTTTTTTATATAACTCTTCTATTGAAAGGTTATTCATACATTAAATGGCGAAGTTTAAAAATAAATTTATACGTATTATGCCGATTAAAATATGCAAATTTACTAAAAAATTGACTTAATTTTTGTCATATTTTATAAAATATAAATAACTAAAATAAGATGAGTGTAGATTTAAAACAAACTAAAGTATTTGAGATAAAAGAAAGTGTAATTGCTAGAATGCAAAAAGAGAGGTTTTCCTTGACGTGTGCACCAGGTGGTGAGAATCACGCGGGTATGGAAATAATAGGGAGAATGCCTGTAAAGGGCGAGGGTTTAACCGCTATTGATTTGGAAGGGTTATCTCCGTATTTTGAGAATTTGGATGTATTAAATACTGATGAAGAATCCTACAAAGATAAGTGTCAATTATTGGATTTGAACAATTTAAGTGGAGAAACTATTATAAGTCAATATTTGGAAAGAGAGCATCAAGCCAGAGTATTGATTTTAAGAAACTGGGTACAAATTATGTTTGGCGACAAAACGGTTGAGTCAATATATAAAGAGTTAATTGTGGATGAATGGGACGCCGAGTATTTAGATCCAAATAAGTATAGGACGGAAATTGTGGATGGAATTGAAACAAAGATAAGGGGGAAAAGATTAAACAAAATAGCTAGAAAAAATTTATGCTACGTAGCTGGTAGAGAGCAGGAGCCGGCTGTTATGGAAGGGAAAGGTCGAATTGTAGACCTTGTAAAAAGGAAGGTTTTAAATCAAACCGTTGAAACATTGCACCGTCAAATTACAGAGGGTTTAATAGTAATTGATAGTAAAAGTAGGGTGGAAATCAATGTAGTAGAAGGGAATCGATATTATAATCTTAAAAATACGGGAATTGGATTTCATGGAGATACAGAAAGGGTTATTGTTATTTGTATAAGCATTGGTTGTGATAATTATCCGATGAGGTGGCAATGGTTTAAGGATGGTATGCCAGTGGGTACTCCTATTGATATTAGGTTAAATTGCGGGGATGTCTATATTATGAGCGAGAAAGCCGTTGGATCGGATTGGAAATTTCGTAGTATATATACCTTAAGACACGCAGCTGGTGCAGATAAATATACTAATTTAAAGAGGTGGGAAAAACGACGACCCTCTTATGATGCAAAAATTAAGGAAAGAGCTGATAAGTTGGCGGCAAAAAAAAAGTTGAAATCTGAAAAACTAAACTTTAAGGTAAATTCGGATGCGAAAGGAGGGACTATTAATCTTAAGTGTAAGAAGAAAAAGGTTATAATTAAGTCAAAATGTAAGAAAAATGATAAGTTAAATAGGAGAAAAACTACAAAAAATGGAGAACTTAAAGTTGAATTGGTTAAGTAAGTGTAATTGATATAATTTGTAATATGAACTGTATTGTAGGTTGAAATAATTTCGTGTATATATTTTTTATATCAAATTAAAAATAACCTGATATAAAATTTTATGATACAATATTTTTTATACGCACTATGCGGAACATACTACTGTACATTTATAATAATGATAACGCATCAACTATGTAAAGAATACTATGAAGAAAGAATGCAAAGGATCTCGGAATATAGAAACTTGCAAACAAGAGAGCCCTCTGTTCAACTTAATATGATGAATGAGCGGGAATACGCTCTACAAAGAAATGGAAGATTAGAAAGCATACAAGAAGATTTTTCTGTTTAACTCGTATTTTAAAAATTTCGATAATAATGTGAAATATTATATGTCAGAAAAAGAAATGGAAAATGAAGAAAAATATATTTACGATATACCTACGATGACGTTACAAAGAAGTAATTCGGGTATTATTAATTTCATCAACGGTAATAAAAAATTCATGATATGTAAAATGTCAGAAGAATGCGGTGGATTAGCGGTGAGTTCTCAATTTAATCAATTGCCGACAAATATTGCATTGCATGAAATTATTAAATTTGTCAATAATAAAGCGGGTATTTATAGTGATAATCCGAATGATTATAAAGATTATGCAAAATTATATTTCAACATTATTAAGGAATCATCAGCTATTACATATCTCCCCCCCAATATATCACAATTACGAAGTTTTACCGAACTAAATTTTTTTAATAATTATAAAAATATACCCCCTATTCATCATGAAGTTTTAGAACCATATTATGCTTTAATGGATAATATAAAACCTTGGTCCCATAATTTATTAGGTAAAAAAGTTCTTATTGTGCATCCATTTATTGAATCATTTAAAGTTCAGGTTAATAATGGATTCAAAATTTACAAAGACACGTCTAACACTATTTTTTTGGAAGGACAGGAATTTGTATTTTATAAAGCTTATAATACTGCTGCTGGGAATCACCTTCATAAAAATTGGAAGGAAACCTTTCAAATAATGTGTTCTGAAATATCAAAATTAGACTTCGATATAGCATTATTGGGGTGCGGTGGTTATGGGGTTCCATTGGCCGGATTTATTTATGATAAGTTAAATAAATCATCAATTCATATAGGGGGAGGGATGCAACTTTTGTTCGGTGTGATGGGCAAAAGATGGGAAAATACAGAAATGTGGAAGAAAATTATAGATGAGAATAACTGTGAATTTATAAAACCAAGTGGGAAAGAAATACTACCAAATAAACATCTTGTAGACAGTGGATGCTATTGGTGATCAAACCTTGATTTCTATAGCTTCTTTTATATCTACGGTTTGTGATATAGTTTTTTTAATGCTTTCGGTATTTTTTACTTGGGCTCTTGAAGTCCCTCCACCCATTAAATTCTGAACCATTTTTTGCCACTCCATATATTGTATATTATTATTGAGATAATTAGGATGACAGTCTTCCCATTGTTTAAGTTCAAGAATTTGCTTTTTCGTAATTTCCTGAATACTATTATTAATTTTAACATTTTGTTTATCCTTTTCCCACGTATCCTTTTCTTTGATATAGAACTGCATTCTCTTTTTATCAGAGCAATGAATTGGTCTTTGAGTAGCTTTCATATCTGTCAAATTTTTTGTGAAAATATTACTTATACCTTTAACGTACCCGTGTTCATTAGTATATTCCAGATCCTCCATTGATATCTTAATATTATCAATAAAATCTTCAAGATTCATGGCCTCTTTACAGTGTTCATTCAGAAAGACATTAATTGAAATTTTGTTATTATTATTATTACCTAATCGTGGAATCATTTCATTTTGAGAATTTACAAGCTTCTCAATTAGAGCGCCTTGTTGCGCAAGTGTCTTGGTAAGACTCATTAATGTATCACTCATTTGATCTCCGCACTCCGGTGATGCTTTGGCGACTTTTTGCGACTTTTTGCGATTTTTTTTCAACACTCTTGGTATGCGTTTTTTACAAGGCTTGGTTTGGTGCCTAGATAACCCGCTTCTATACTTATAACCTTTCGCGCATATCGTGCATTTAAAATTCAACAATTTGTTATCATTTTTGTTACCATTTTTTACCATTTTTCCGTTATTATGTTTTGCAGTTGAAAGGTGTTTATTAAAGTCATATTTATTCCTAGATGTGTAGTCACATTTTCTGCAATAAAATTTGTTATCTTTTTTTTGCGACATGGTAACTTTCTTATATAATGATAACAAAAAAATCGCCTAAATAGTTTTTTATTTATATGTTTTTTTATGTAGGTATAAATGTGGTAGTATGTTTTAACCAAACGCTTACATTGTCAATTGGCGATTTTATGCGATTTTTATCAATTTATAATCAACAATTTTTAATTGTTCGCGAGGATAACTATTTGGTTCCTTATGCTATATGGGTATAAATATTTATGATAAAACTGTTGAATATATTTCGATTTCAACAATTGTTACCATTGTTACCCGTTTTTTGTTATCATTTTTAAACTTGTAGGTATATATTATTC